ATCAGACTGTACGCAAAGAGTATACTGGACAGATTACAATAATTACCTACGATCTCTTAATATATCTGATCCTAATGTATTGACATACCCTTTAGATCAAATAGATATTTTTCCAAACATTGAATATGTACAACCTTATTTAACAGGTATTGCAGGAGGTGGAGCATTACTTTCAGGAGAATATCAAGCTGCATATAGATTAACTACTACTGATGGTAAAGAGAGTTTAATTTCTCCACCTAGTAATTTAATACATATAACATCAAATTCAGAAACATTATTACAATCTGCTCAATACAATGGTGAATTAGTAGCAGGTGTAAATACAGGTAAATCAATAAGTATTACTATTGACACAAGTAACTACGGAGAGTATGATAAAATAGAGTTAGTGATGGTCTATCATTCTACTTTATTAGGTTCTCCTGTAGTTAAAACAATTGAAAAACAAGAAATTAATAATCAAGCAGAAGTTACTTTTTTATATACAGGTACTGAAGACTCTGCAGTTACTATAGAACTTGATACATATACTATTAAAACTAATCCTTTTAAGACATGTAAAACATTGGCTCAAAAAGATAATAGTTTAGTAATTGCTAACATTAAAGGTAGTTCGATATCTGCACAAGATCTACTTCCTGATGGTGAAACTTTTGATGCCAAAGCCCTTAGATATTTACCAAGTAGTACTAGCTCATCTCCTTCAGGAGCATATAATACTGAATTAAACAGAGATGCTCATTGGGACCCTGATTGGCACACTGATAAGCAATATAAGTTTCAGGAAAATAGTTTACGATTAGGCGGAAATGGTCCAAATATATCATATACGTTTCATTTAGAACCTTTTACTGTTGATGGTACTAATAGTCCAGGTTTTGCAAACGTAGCACCTGTACCAGATGCTGCTCATGATTTACAAGATGGTGATCCGTATAACTATAACTCTACGTATCCTAACATGGCTTCTCCTTTTATTTCTGGTTTGCTTAGAGGTTACAAAAGGGGAGAAACATATAGATTCGGCATTATATTTTATACTACTAAAGGAGAAGCTACATTTGTAGAATATATCGGTGATATTAAATTTCCTGATATTTCTGAACAAGATAGTGTTGTAAACAATTCAACTTATAAGTATTTCCCTACCTCTACAGGCGTAGGAGGGGATACTACTGCATACGCAATGGGTATTCAGTTTACACTTGATTTTTTATCTTGCCCATCATTATTATCTCAAATAGAAAGCTACCAAATAGTACGTGTTAAAAGAGAGCAGGAAGATACTCGACGAGCATGTTCAGGCATAATGAAGAATTTTTGGACTGCTCCAGTTGGTAGTTCTGCACCCAGAAATTATGATTTACGAATTAATAGTAGTCAACTAGTGCTTCATTTAATGCCTTATAACCCAAACGGCATAGGTTCAACAACAGGTGCAGACATAGGATCAAATTCATATAATGGTGAATTTGAAAACATAAGTACTGCATTAGTATATGCTAAAGCAAGTGCTAACTATGAAGTCAAAGGGGAAGCTGTAGCTTTTTATAGTCCTGAAATATCACATAATTATAACAATGTTAGAATTTCAGGCTCTAATTTAAGCGCAAGTCCTAGTTTATTAATGACTGGAGTATATCATAGTACAAATGGTAAAGTGATTATAGGAGGCATTCAAGATTTAAGCGGGGTATCATTAGCTCCTAATTGTATAGATTACAGAACAACTTTACGATCTACATATCCAGTATCCTTTAACAGTGTAGAAAATATTAAAAAATGGGATTTTGTACAAATGTCTGTAATGGATCATTCTACTACTTATGAAGATAGTGATGCAACAACTCCTATGATATCAGGTTTTACAAATACTAATCCTATTACATTGCAAACTACATTTCATTTAAGAAATTATTATGCAATAGATGATTTTCCTGATACAAATGCATCGTTAAACGATCCTCAACCAGGTGGTCTAGGAACCTCTCCTGAATTTTTTAAAGGCGGTTCTGCACTAATAGGTAAAATAGGTACAATTCTTATTGATCCTTTAGATGCTACTGCTGTAGGAGGAGGTGCAACAGACTGGTTTAATAATACTAACATTGATGTTTTAAACCAATCTACACTTAATCCAGATTCTGCATTAGAAGCCATAACTACTCCTATCTTAGATTTAGTATTACCTAAAGATGAAGTGTATGGGGGATATACTACTACTGCATTAGAAGCTAATGTTTTTATACCTGCTTCTCCAGTAATTGATAAAACTGAATTAAACCCTAGAGTATATGGAGGTGATATATTTTTAAATATGTTTACTCTTCAATTGTCTACATTAGAGTATCTAGAAACTGATTTTTTTACAAGTAGTACGCGTGATTATACTAAAGAGCAATCTGAAACACAAATATTAGTAACTGAGTCTCTTATTAATCTTGATTTAGCAACAGGTTCTAATATTAAAACTAATGTATCATTTACAGTAGGTGCTGAAAATAGAACTATACTTAGACAAGAAACGGGCAATTCTAACGTTGGGGTAACTCCTCATGGTAAGAGTGAGATAATGTACAAATATCTTGATGTATATTCACGAGAAAATTCAGATTTAGTATTTATTACACAGTCTGAAAATGCTACAAATTGTACAGTTGATGACATTAAAGCATACTTATCAAATGTAAAAAAAAATGGAGAAGCTATAGATTCATGGGCTCAATTTCCATTAAATGATAATTATGATGTAGATGATTACGGTCCTATTAATGAGATAGTTAACTGGAAAGATAGAGTATACTTTATTCAAGATACTGCATTTGGGGCATACAGTATTAATAGAAGTGCTATTACTACTACTACTGATGGAGTACCAACTGAATTAGGTTCAGGTGTAGGTTTTAGTAAGCATCAGTATTACTCAAAAGAAAATGGTTCTATTCATCAGTGGGCGATTAAAGCTACTGAACGAGGCATTTATATCTTTGATGCTATTCATAGAAAAATACATATGTTAGCAGGAGGAGTCAATACTCTTTCTGAAGTTAAAGGGATGCATAGCTGGATTGGAGAACTTCCTGATGCTGTTTTCTTACGAAAAGAAAACGGAGGAGATAATCCTATTTTAGATTCAGGTGTTACTATAGGTAGAAACATTATTGATGATGAAGTAGTTTTTACATTCTTATCATCAGATGAAAAATATTCATTAGTATTAGATGAAGGTGCTCAACAATTTTGTGCAATAGATACAACTACTCCTCGTATATATATTGAGAATGGAGATATTATAATGAGTCCTTCTGAAACAAGTAAGTTGGAAAATGCTACTACTTTATATACTCACGGTTTAGGAGACTGGGGTAAGTTTTATGGTAACGTAGAAGAGAGTTCACTTACATTCGTAGTAAATCCTAATGCTGATATTAATAAATTACTAAGAACATTCGAATTTAACTCTATAGTTAGAGATGATAATAAAGTAATTGATAGAGCGCAAACAATAACTGCATTTCGTATTCAGACTGAATATCAAGATACTGGTAAAATACCTTTCTCATCAGGACGGATTAAAAGAAGGTTTGATAAATGGAGAGTGAAGATTCCTCGTGATATTATTACTCCTGCTAAAAACCAAAGGTTGAGAAGTACACATTTTATTGTATCTTTATACTTTGACAATACTGCAAACAAAGAATTGATAATGAATAGAGTAATATCTCATTACGATGTACAAATGTTCTAATGGCTAAAAAGAAAAAACATAACAGTCCTGTAACTACTTCAGGTCCTACTGCTTCACAAAAGCCTGTAGATGAAGCTGCTATGAATGCTATGATGAAAGCACGATTAGCATATGCTCATATGTTTGGAAATCCTGCTAGTCAAAGATTAATATCTCCTACAGATAATCCTTATGATTTCGGTAATGGAGATGTAGGTACACATTTTATGTCAAGTATTGATAACTATGCAGTACCTCAAATTCAAAATGAAAATGGGCAATTACAATTAAATGATTACGGACCAAGGAGTAATGAGGCTATTCGATTTGATAGTGACGAAGATGCTAATTACTTTGCTGAAGAAAACTATAAAAAAATATCACCTGCTTTTCAACAAAAAGCATACGGAGGTTCAATAAACAATAACAATACTATGTCACAAGAACAATTAACAGAATTTAATGGACCATCTCATGAGCAAAACTCATTAGGTGGAATTCCAGTTGGACCTACTGCTA